TTTAACTCCATATACAATCCAGCTAATTCAGCAATATATGGTGGGTTACCCCCACTTTCAACATTAGCAGCGGGTGTTAAAAAGTTTTGCTCTCTAGCCTCTACACTTAAAACCTCTTGAGTTTGGTAACTTGTTAAGGCACCAAATGTATCTGTTTTAACCCTTAATATATCGCCTGTTTTAACTTTAGTTTGGTTCTGACCTTCTAACTTAAAATGTACTGTATTAGTGGTAGTATCTTCATAATAGAAATTACTATATATAGTTTCGTATGGTCCTTCAGCTCTTTTGACTACAAATTTATATTTAGATGCCCAATAAGGGGGTTTTTGTGTTATAGGTATAGTAGCAATTATTTTGTTAGTTTTATCTGAAGTAGAAGCAGGTGTAAATATTGTATTATCTGGTGATACTAAAGCAGTTGAACTTCTTAAGTACTCATCCATATAAACTATACCAACTTCATAATTTCTGTTACTGTGTAAACTTTTAGTATTACCATTACCTAAAAACAACACTTCCGCAGTAGTAAATTTATAATACTCATACAATGGAGCCGCTGCACTACCTTGTGTGTCGAGAAACTTCATTGCAGGAATTATAAATACAACGGTATCTAAACCAGGAGCTGCACTTATTTGTATTCCTTCATTTAAATTAGTTATACCACTTTCATTCTTTGTCCAAGTAATGTTAGAATCACTGTCTGTTTTGTTAGTTACAGCACAATTAAATGCATCTGTAAGGCTAGTTCCTGAACATGCACTAGCTACAGGATTAAAATAAGCAGGTTCACTACCTATTCTTGTTTTAAATTCAGTGCTAGTAACCATTTCATATACACTACTATAATCTCTTGGTAAAGTAAATATTGTAGTTATTGTGGTTGAAACTTGTTGAGTAGAAACTGTACCACTATTACCTGTAAATTGAGCATGAGTAAAAGTAAAGTCAAAATCAAGTATAGCTCCACTCTTGAGTTTGTTTTTTATATCTGCAAAATTAAAAGATACAGATGCATCTGATATTGTTGTAGTTCCAGCACCACTATCTATTGTATAATTAACTGTAGATTTAACAGGTGCAAAATCATCGGTTTCAATATTAGTTGTAGATAATGCAGTTTCAAAAGTCATTTGACAATTATTACCGTCACTATCTACCATATTATATCCATCAACATAGTTACCATATACCAACCTATTACCCATAAGGGTTTGTGATTTTGCAAACCTTGGTACATTATCATACAATCTTAATAATTCAGCTTCAGGAAGTATTGTATATATTTTACTATTACTAAATGTTTGTGTCTGTATACTATTGTCCGGCCAACCAAAATTTGATTTATCAAACTTTTCTATAACATTTAATACATTTGAGTCNGCAAATTTAAATATCAAATCTACTCCTACTACATTCGAACCTCCTGTGTTAAAACTTATTTCAACTGCATTATATATGTTTTTCATACCACTATTTAAATTAGTGGCAATATCTAATCTAAATACACCAGGAGTAAATGCTATATCCGTAAATTGAGATAGTGCACTATACTCATCATCTTTGTACTTATATCTATAAGCAAAAGAAATCATTCTTGTTTCTAAATAATTTGCTTCAGTCGCCTGTTGTATTAAGTTAAATGTAGGGGCTGCTAAAGGTGGTTTTACTATAACATTTAAGTCTTCATCTGTTATTACATCCGCACCACTTGAAGGTCCAGGATAAGTTCTTGTTACATTAATTTTTCTTGGTGGATTAATATCATCTGTAAAAAATAATAAATCACCTATTTTATTTACACTATTAATTAGATACTTTTCATTAAAATTTAAAACAGAAACGGAAATAACATGATATGTTATTAATTCATTCTTAGTATCAAAAGATACAATCATATCTACTGTAGTAGATGTAACAAACCAATATATAGTTTCATTTGCACCATCTTCATATGCACCGATACATTTAGCTCCAGTTAAGTCTGAACCACCATATTGTAATGTAGTAAGTTGAGTATTACCTTTAGAGTTTTCTACTGCACCTATTTCAGTAGTCTCTGTTGATCCTAATCTAACATTGATAGCATTTATGTACTCACCAGGTGGAAGAAGTCTTTCATCCACGCTTTTGTTCATTCTACCGCGTACAAAGTTTGTTGTTACTATAGGCATTTTTACTTAATCCATTTAGCCTGACCTCTTAAATTCATTAATAATCGACCAGGGTGTATATTACTTAATCTAATTTTTGCGTTTCTTAATAAAGAAGACTTATCTTTTCTAGCTCTGTTGACAATATATTCTTGTACTCCTAATTTACCATTAAGTATAGAGTATTTAATATAAGCATAAATAAATTCTTCAAATAGTTTATTTACACTAATGTCTGCATCATTACCTCGTTCCATTCCATCAGAAACATATTCTAATACAATAGACTGTCCAGACGCAATAGAGCTAAAATTAATTACTCCTCTTTGCTTATCAATAGAAAAAGTAGGATTAGTATTAGCAGTTTCTGTATTCAATCCAAAATGTCCACCTATAGCAAAATCAAAATACCATAAACCATCTACACAATATCCCTCACATCCATCATAAGGACTTTCGTTGTTTAAATAAATAGTTTTCTTTGATAAATCTAGTGGTGAGTCTTGTGGTTTTAAAACATTACCATTTTGATCAAATAATATATTGTTTTGATTGTCTTGCAAATAAGTAGTTGCCCACTGGGTTTGAATATTTTCTGTTAATGGAAACAACACCCCATTTTGAAACATAGAAACTCTGACCCAATTTACATAATCATGAGGTAATACAAATAATAATGATTCATCTAATGACAATTGTAATATTTTTATTTCCTTCATAGCATCATAATTCAACTCTTGAATTCCTCTTTTTGCATGAAATAATATTTTATATCTACTTACATTGTTTACTAACTCATTATTGCCTTGATACATTAACATAAAGTTATTAACAATGTCATTTAAGGAAACATATTGATATGAACCCCAATTTTTACTTTTTGGTGATGCTCCTGCATTTGCATAATATTGATAATCTGTTATATAAGCCATATTCTATACTTGTATTTGATTGTCTTCTACAATTTCACTTTTACCAAACTCATAAACATCTGATTCTCTAATTTCTATACCTACATATTGACATATTTTTGCTACAATGCCAGGTTCATCAGACAATGGTAATTCAAAGTCTTGATAATCTGCTTGACCTGAATCAAACTCTGGACTACCAGATGTACCTCCTACAGTTTGATAAGTCCATTTAGGTGGTAAAGGATATCTAATGTAATCAGTAATTACTGATCCTGCTGAAGTAATTGTTTCTGGATAAACTGTTATGGTATTTCCTAATTGACCAGTAGCAGTGTCACTGGAACCTGTTATTCCACTTGTAGCCCCACCTAATACATATGCAGGAAACCCTGTTGTTGGTGCAGTTAATGGTGAATTATTTAAATAAAATATTTTGTTTTGATTTACTCTTTCTACCTCTACAATATTAGTGGTATTATATATAGAATAAGTATTACCACCCGCACCACCTATTGGAAATATATTAGTACTTAAAGTTAATTGTGTATTGCTATCAATACTTACAACAAATGCACTAAAACCAGCATAATCGCTGTTAGCTTGTGTATTAGTTACTATTTGTCCTACTTTTATTACTCCACTTGTAGAAAACTGTGCACCAGAATCTGTTAATCTATTAGATACACCTGCGGCAGTTGTAAAACCACTATCAACAAAGTTAGGGTAATAATTTACCTTATTTATATAATAGTAATCTGCCGGTAAATTAAACATATTGTTAGCTTGTTTAATTAATCCTTTAGTAGCAGAAAAACTATCAATAACTTCTACTAGACTTTTAACTATATCTGCATAACCAGTACCAGAAACTCTTTGATTTTGTTTGTTTATCCAACTATTATATTGATAAAAATAATCTTCAAATAAATCCATTTGTGCTTGTTGCGCGTACAAATTAAAGTCCTGTGGAGAAATATATCCATAGTTATTTTTGTTTGCTATTGCTTGTACAGTCTTTCTAACTGAGTTAATCATGCTAGTTCTTTTTACAAATATAAGCAAAAAAAAAAGAGGCTTAATTGTTTAAGCCCCCTTCTTAATTTCCATGTAACAGATTAGACTATGCCCATGCTTTTTCAACTTGAGCTACTGTTGTAATAGGATACTTTGGTTCTAATACAAAAATTGGTCTATTCCAACTTGTAGATAATGCATCAGAAATTGCTTCAACAATACTGTTGATTTGCTCTTTCTTTTTAGCTGCATCATCTGCTGTTGAAGCAGTTAATGTTACACCAATTACTTCACTAGCTCCAGTTGCTGTATGTCCGACTATATCATATAGTACATCTACAGCTCCAGTAGCAGAACCTTGCTCTACAGTTAAAATGTTATTAACTTTGATAAGGTAGTCTTGATCACTTACAGTTACTTTTAAAAATTTTTCCATATCTTATAAATTTATGGGGTTAAACAATTAAACAAAGATAATTATTTTATTCACCTTTTTTTAAGCGATTTTTTAGTAGCTTATAAATTTCTACACCATCATCAGTTTGAAAGAAAGATGCTACCATCCAATCTGGATCTTCTCCAAATGGAACAGATAGTAATCTTTTTTTATTGTTGGGTAGGTTATAATAAACTTCTTTATCACCATTCCTTTTTTGTAAAAACCCTGCTTTAAATATTTGATATACATCATCTTGTAACTGAAGCATAGGATCATTTATAGTGTTTATAAAATCTTCTGGTTGGTTTTTAGAATAAACTAGTAAATCTCTTTTTATTTCTGGAATTGTCATATTATCAACAACATTTCCCATTAAAACTCTTGATACTTGTATCATTTTTTGTGTATCAGAAGACAATTCTTTAGCCATAATTTGAGCTTCTAAAACACTCTCAACATCTGCAAGTTCATTTAATGCGTCTTGTTCTTTGTTTACTTCAACAAATATTTTACCATTACCTGGATGGTAATGTAAAAATTGTTGTAGTATTTGATTTTCNTTTTGAGCCACTAACATACCATCATCAAAAACTATAGGTTCTAATATTGCATTACCATCTTGCTCATCCTCAAATGGGCTTCGTTGGTTTCTTGCATATCTAAGTGGTCTGTTAATTCCTTGGTCTTCATCAAAATATAACAAAGGTGACCTTTGTGAGTGTCTTGAAGATAACATGTAGGAGAGAGGGGCTTTGCCACCTAAAAGTTTATATACTTTAGTGACATATTTTGCTTTTTTTTTCATTGTATTTGATTTAATTAAATTTTAGTAAATAAAATATTACCCCCACCGAAGTGAGGGTAAGATTTATAATAATATTAGTCCTTAAAGATAAAGAAGTTGTTTGCACCTAAAGTACATACAGCTCTTTCACTTAAGAAGTTAACTTCCATCTTGTCGATATTAGATGTTCTTGCACCACCAGCTGAACCAGTTATCCAAGTTTTGTATCTTCTATCTTCAGTTTCAGAAGCTCTATATCTAACGTGTAAGAATGGTCTTTTAGCATTCTTTCCTAAGATTTGGTCATATACAGTAGTTGAACCAGCTGGAACTAATAGTCCATTAACTGCTCCACCAACTAAACCACCTCTCATTGTAGGATCGTTTAGATATTTCCAGTCAGACTTATAAAAGTCATAACCTCTTCTAAATCCTGTAAATCCAAGATTTAAAGCCATATCTTTATCATTATCAAATAGACCATATGAAGTACCACCACCCCCGTAAGAGTTTTGTTGTGCTAACATATCATCAATGTCAAATGAGAAATTTCTATTTAAGAAAATAACATTTTCTTCTATAGCTCCTTGCTTATCTAGTCTTTGAATAACACTATCAAACTGAGCTAAAGAGACGGGATTACCTCCCCCAAAAACATTACCTCTTGTTTCAACAACATAGAAAATACCATCAGAACCAGACTTATCTGCTGCTGATGCACCACCTGCTGCTAAACCTTGTAAGTAATTACCTGCATCTGAACCTGCTTCTGCTGGAACTGCTTCCACCATAGCTGTTTCTAGATAATCTTCAAATCTTAGCCTTGTTTCATGCTCAGACTTTAAATACCATAAATACCCACTTGCTCCATTTTCAGTTGTAACTTCAATCCATCCAATTTGTGCCATATCAGAACCAGATACTTCATAAGTATCTTTAATAATAATTGGCTTGTTTTCAAAAATGAAATCATCTGCTTCGTTAGAACCAACCATTCCAGCTGTTCCTTTAGCAAATTCTGAACCATAAATAAAACAATCAATAGAACCTGAAGTAAATGCAGGCATACCTGCTGCTTCATAAAATCCTACACTGAATGTTCTTGCTGCTGCACCTGTTCCAGATGGAGCTGCTGTAATAATTCCTTTAGCTGATAATGTTGAGCCAGGAACAGAAGAACTTAACATTACTGTTTGTCCTGCTCTTAAAGCTGCAAGATTTGGAGAGGCTAATGCTGGATCAAAGTCTGCTGCTGGAATTACAAAAATCGCTGTATCCGATGCTGCTGCTGATGCAGTTGTTAAACCTCTGTATTTATTGTGTAACCTTCCTTGTTCTGCCCATTTAATAAGGTCAGAGTTAGAAGGCATTTCAGCGCCTACCATTCTTAAGAATGAAGCTACTGTTCTATTTCCATATCTTTCGAATTCTTTTTCGTAAGTGTCAGGAAGATATTGCTGTAACCAAGTAAAGTCTGCCGAAGACAGATAATTAGTTGATACAGGCACTTGTTGTGAACTAGGTTGTAAATCGAACCCAGGTACCGCTTGTACTGCCATAATAATTTAAATTTTAATTTGTTAAACTTTTTTAATACTTCTAATTTTAAGTCCTCTTCCACTATCGGTATCTCCTACAGCCCTTATCCTCATTCCGTCTTTTGTGACAGTCTGTTGTGCAGCGTTTCTGATATCCATGTTTATGTTTTTAGATTTTCTAGAAACACTATCCACAGTAGCAGACACGCCTTGGTCGTAAAAAAATTGAGCAAATTTTTCAGGGTTCATAGCAACAGCTAAAGAACGATGATAACCTTTAGGATCTGCAATCAAGCCAGTTTTTGTGTCCATATACTTATTAACAAAATTGTTAAAATCGGACTGCAAATTTTTTAACTCTTCTCCAGTTCCAGGTTTAAAAGTTATATTACTATCTCCTACATTAAACTCAAAACCTTTGAATTCATGATTAAAAACCTCATTGGTTTTTTCAAGAAAGTAATTATACTTCTTTTTATTTTGCTCCTCAATAGATTTAGATTCCCTAAGATAACTTTCATAAGCATTTAAATTTTCTTGTTGATCGTTAGATAATTGATCCCCACTTGACTCAAGAGGTACTTTGTATTTATCTTTCTGCTCATTCAAAAACTTTTTCGCTTTCGCAAGTTCTCGTTTTTTCGCTAGTTTTTTCTTCTTAATATCTCTTGGTTCATCTAGCTCTTCATCGTAACTAAATTTATCCTCCATGATATCTTGAATATCTATAGCATCTAAACCTTCTTCAGTGATACTATAGTAACTAGCAAGTACAGAGTCATCTTCCATGGAATCATAATCTTTCTGTAAATTATAGAAATCTTGGATTCCACGTCCAGTGTCTTGTTTGTACTTTAAATACGCAGATACATCTTCAGGTAAATCCAAGTTTGCTTCTTTTTCCTCAAACAATTCTTCAACTGAATTTATATCTTTGTTGTATCTATCTCTAATATAAGAAAGAACGTCTTCATCATTTAACTCTGATGAGGGAGTTTCATCACTTAACTCTGATGAGGGAGTTTCTTCTTTAGTTTCACTCTCTGTATCATGATTTTCTACAGGAATTTCTACTTTTTCTGTTTCGTTTTGTTCTGTAGAAGTGTTGTCTTCAAATTTTTCTTCATGTTTCTGTAACAACTCTTCTTCTATTTCTGCTTTGGACTTTTCTTCTTTATGTCCTAAATCTCTTACTTTTAATTCCATAATATTAGATTTGATTAAATTTTAAACAAAGTTAAATAAAAAATAAATACCATTTTTAGCCTATCTAGGTTCAAATTCAGCTAAATCAAATCCATCAAGACTATCCTCGTTAGATTCAAAGTTAATTGCTGGTANATCTCTTTTCTTTTGTTCAATCATTTTAGAGGTTTGTGTAGATTGTTGACTGATACGTGCGTCTTTAGCTTTTTCTCTTTCATTCTCTCTTTTTTGTAAACCAGCTTGTTCCATTCCTTTTAATTGCATTTGAAACTGAAACTCAGTGTTCATTAACTGTTCTTTTAGTGCTGCTTCATTCTTGAGTTTTTCTATTTCAAAACTAATCTCTGCTTGTTTTACTTGCATCTTAGATTGAGTTTCCATTTGAATTTTTTGAGCCTCTAATTGAGCTTTTGCCTGTTCAGATTGCATTTGCATTTGTGCTGCCATCTGTTGTTCTTGCATTTTTTGTTGTTGCTCTTGTTCTTGTTTTTGTTTTCTTTTTAGTTTTAACAATTGATTAGCCATTTTAAGATTATTAATCTCTCTTATATCAATGGCATCTTCTAAACTAATATCTTTTTGTGATAAAGCCATTTGAATATTTTGTTCTAGCATAGCTTTTTCTTCTTCATCTGGAGACATTTCTATAAATATTCCGAAATCATATATATATAAATCTTTAATTTCTTCTAAAATTCCAGAATTATATTTCCCTATTTGCATTACAAATTCATCTTTGAAATCTGCAAACTCTAAAATATCAGCGGTACGAATTGATAAACATTCTGCTAATGTTCTAGTTATAAATAAACTACCATCTAATATATGTCTCGTTGCGGTATTGCTATTTAAAGCTGCTAATTTTTGAACACCAACTAAAGAATTAGGATCAGGTGTTGTGCCATCTCTAGCTTCATTTAATCCTGTTACAGCTCTAATCATATCTAAATAATGATTGTAGTTTGCAATAAGCATTTGCATTTTACTAGAACCACTGTTTGCAGTTAATTGTTGTATAGGTACTTTAGCGTTATTAAACTCACCATCTTGTGTATAACTTCTTCCAATAACACTACCTGTTTGGAAATATAATCTTAAAGCATCTTCTGGATTATAAGCATTGCCTGTTCCCAAATCTACTTCATTTAATCCATCAGCATCTATAAACACACCGTCAGGTACAATTCTAGAAACTACTTGTTGTATCTTTAAGTGAGTCATTTGTATTAAATCTGCAAAAGGAATCATTCTTCTTACTAATGATTCCAATTGTCCTTTATACATTCTTGGTGCACAAGCTACATAATTAGACATAGCAAACTGATTAGCAGATTTAGGACGTACCATGTTTTCAGCTAACTTCCATTCTAAAACAATATTAGTACCCATAACCATTACTCCAGTATACCACACATCAATTCTTTTTTCGACCTTTTCAAAATTTCCCTCTTTCATCATCTCTTCAGGTGGATTGAAATTGTCATCTTTAGCTACAGTTTTATATGTTCCATCTGCAAGTTTTTTTCTTTTATAAACAAAAGAATGAGTCGTTTTATAATTAAAATATAAAAGTGTAGCGGTGTCTCTATAAAACATACTATTCTCATAAAATTGAGAAGTGTTAAAATAATTATACCACGATTGACTGTATTTAGCTATTTCGTTTAAATCCGCATCAGTTAATGAAGGATCAATCTTTATAAGTTCCGTCATAGGAACTGTTTTAATTTCTCCCCAATAAAAACAATCTTTAAAATATGGNTCTTCTGTATAACTGTATACAACATTTGCAGGNTCAACATAATCTATTTTCACACCTTGTCCTGGTAAAAACTCATGTTTTGTTATACCTATACCTAATGTTGTTAAATCATAGTCAACTCTATTTCTTATATCATTATAATGATTTTCGGCAAATAAAGTATTAATTGCTACTTCTTCAGCAATTTCCACCGCAGGCTTATACTTCATATTCATGTAGAGTTCCATTTCCTCATCTGATTCTGGCAATTCATCTGGATTAGATTGAAATACATTTATACCAAACTGTTCTTCGATTTGATTAAACAAAGGTTTTGCTATAACCTCACCTTCTATTTGTTTTTGAAATGCATTTCTTTTTTCAGCCGACATAGCATCTTCCGCATAGGCTTTAACTTTAAATAATCTGTCGGACATACCATTAACTACAATGTCTACAAACTTTGGTATAATAGGTACTGGAGTCCAATCTAAATTTAAATAAGATAAATCTCCATCTACTGCTAGTTCGTTTTTGTATTTAGCAATGGACTGTTCGCCTCGCGCGTACAGGCGCAGACGCATGAACTCACCCCATTGATCGTAAAATCTACAAGAACCATTGTCTCTTCTAAACCATTCATATTGTATTGCTTGACCTATTTGCAAACCATACTCAACTGTATCTTTTGTAGAATCTGAAACGAATTGATCAGGAAATGCAGCAGCTTGTATATTAATTGTAACGTCTTTCATCTTTTAAGTAATTGACTAACTGTACTCTTGTTATTATATCTTGCAAAGTTAATGCTTATTTTTGATTGTTTTTGAATTGGTGTGTAGAGGTGTTTTTGATTAGACATAATAGCCAAACCAGAACTTATAGCTGCATCAAACTTAGTTCTGTTGTTTATATCGAACTTAGCCCAATCTTCTAATGTTCTTTGAAAATACATTGTACCCATTTCATCTTTATCTCTATACGTGCCATCTAAATCTAATCCTACATGTTTTTCTATGTAAGACTCAATTGCAGATGCATGTGATTGTTTTACATCTTCAGAAGTGTTAGGAATTCCTCCTAGCTCTCTTTCAGTTTTAGACAATTTATTGTATTTTTTATCTGGTCTATTTAAACAAAACCCTCTGTATCCTCGATTTTTAAAATGATATAATAAACGTGGTTTATTATTTTCACATAAAATAGGCATACCATAAAAAACACACGCCATTAAAACTTCTTCAAAAAATATTTCAGCTGTTTGAGGTCGAGCTATATATTCAAGAAAAAACTCATTACTAGGGGCATCATCCATATTAAATTTTGTTAACCCATGTAATGATCCATTAGAACCTTTCCCAACAACTACTCCAGATATATCATAAGAGTCACACCCAAAAGAACCTAAGTGTTCATTACCAGGTCTTTTTTGCCCTCCTCTTTCAATAACATTGTTCTGAAGTGAAGCCTTTGGGATGTAAGTTACAAAAAATCTTCCTCTTTTATTTGGGCTCCATATAACTTTAGAATCTTTTATACCATCCTTCCAATGAAATCCACCTTGTGTAACATGATGTTGCATAATAAGTGAATCATTATAATCTATTTGTTGATATATTTTAGTGAGGTTAAATAAAGACTGTTTGCTCTCATCTCTAAATGCATGAGACTCTGATCGTGGAAATTGTCTATAAAATTCATTTAATGCATCTGGATCATTTTTTAATGATTCTACTTCATTCTCCCAATAATTAATTGCACCTTGATATATGAGCTCTCCATCAATTCCTTGCACTGGATCTGTAGGGGTTTTAAAAACTGGCATACCATACCTATCAATAAATCCTTCCATGTTCCATTCCATGGGAATAAATAAATTATATAAACCGCTTTTAGTTTGACCATTAGAGTTCCTATTAGTACAATCAGAATCTTCAAAAAGAGATTTAAAATTAGCACCTCCTTTGTCTAGTGCATTTGAAGTAGAGCCCATCATACATTTACCTATAACCTTACTACCTAACCTTAAACATGTTTTTGTTACTCTCCAGTTATTAAGAATGTTTTCAGGTCTTTCCCATTTACCACTTTCATCATGTAAAAGTAACTGTAACTTTTCACCATCATAACTATTATCAGATGTATTTTTCCAGTCAATTGTGGTGTCTAAACCCTCTAACTCATCTTCATCAATAACATACATATTTTTTTTTGTAATTTTTGACGCAGGAACTCTATAAGCTAATTCAGTCTTTGGTTTATCCATACCATCTTGTATAGGCTTAAAAAAGAAAGGGTAGTTATTTGAAATAGGAACTATCTTGTCTGTAAACATTTTTTTTGCATCTGCTCCAGTTTTTGACAGTATGCCTATTCGTGAATCTTTAGTAATAGTAGCTGTATTAACACCTTCACAAGAGCTCATAAACGAAAACCCTGAACGTCTTATTTTTAAATAACACATACCAAAACTTCTTTTATCAGCTTTAGATGCTTCCCAAAATATATAAAACAATCTATTGGCCTCTCTAAAATCAGGATGACCAACATCTATTTTAGTCCATTGTAAATACATGTAATGAGTACCAGTAATATAAGTTGGTATTCCATTATTCATAAACCAAAAACCTTCTTCTCTTCTATCAAACTCTTGTTCTATATATTCTACCCACTTGTTTTTAAATTGTGGTGGTGTATCATGCCATTGAAATATAGATTGTATTTTTTTTAATTCTTTAGGTAATTCATGAGCTTCCCAGTACTGTTCACTCTTTTTTTTGTCTCGCGCGTGCACATGTGCGGGAGGTTTAGGTAATGCTATATTAAGACCATTTATATTTATTATTTGCCCTATTTGTCCAGTTTTAGAAATAACTACAAAATCATATTTTACATTGTAACCATACAACCAAGTTCGTGCTCTATTTTTAGTTACCATAACATTGTTAGGAACTATTTTGTAGAGGTTGGTGTATAAACTATTTTGATCTTGATTCTGCAAATCCTTTAGGTCTATTATTTTTTACTATATCATTTCCTTCTAATAACTGTTTTTCTTCTTCAATTCTTTTTAATATTTCAAATGCATCAAAGATAGCAAGTTTTTTTGTAGCTGCTGCATTTTTCAATCTATCAGCCGCCAATTCATCTTCGTTGTCATATTTAATAATATCCTCTTTTGCTACTTTAATTAATTGTGTAACAGCTTTTTCTCCTGCTTTAATTATTTCTTCTTTAATTTTTTTACTATCCATTATAAGCTAATTGTAATGTTGTTTGTAAACATACGATATAATTTTTCATTATCTACATAAAACTCATACTCACTGTCTGGAGTAAAACATATTTTATCTCCTTCTTTTACACCTAATTCTTCTAACTGTTTATTATTATATTTTATTACACCATGTAAAGGTTCTTCTTTAACATTAATTCCTTGAATGTAATAATCTTTTTTTGGAATCGGCTTCACAAAACAATATTTGTCATGACCATACCATTTACCATTTTTATTATATAAAAAAAACTGATCATTATCAAGAAAAAATAAATCATCTTTAAAAAAACTTTTGCCACTTTTTTCTCTTCCCTTCATGTCAAAATAAAATTTAAAAACATTATGATGAACTAGTAATATATCTCCTACACTTATATCACCATTATAATTTATAGGCAAAGACACAACTACAGCTTGTCGATTGGAAACAGTATGATCTTCTTTAGATACACTAGTTATAAAATCTACACCTCCTATATCTTTAATATTATCATATCTTCTACCTTTAAAAGGTCGAACAATAAAATAAAAAGGTGACTGCATTAAAAATTTAAATTATATTCTACAGAAACAGGCATTGTGCTTTTAAATTCTTTCCACATAATTAACTCTTGATTTCTTTCTATCCATATTTTAAAAGAATTTGAAGTAGAGTCGTGTTGAATTAAATGTATATGATATTTTCCGTTCAAAACCTCTTGACCAACAATATAATGCATAGCCCCAGACTTGTAGTCTGCTCCTATAGAGATTTTTCGAATGTCCATTGAGTTAAAATGTTGAGTCTAACTTTAGTGTGCGGTAAGTTATATTTACATACAATGTTCCGTTTCCTTGAGTTGGATTACTTCCTGCTTTTGATAAAACAACCGCAGTATTAATAGGTAATAAAAAATTAGTAGTACCTCCAGTATAAATTACTTCAACAACATCTGTTGAAGAGTTCATAGTAGATATTTGAATATCACTAAACGCTAATGATCCCATATCTATAGAGGGTAAATCTGCTGCATAGTCATATGTTATTGAACCTGGATCCATAAAAACAACAATTCTTTGTATGTCATATACATATGCAGAACCAGGTGCAGGAAGTAATTCAAAATCTTGAGTAGCTAAAACATTTAAATAAGTAGATGAAACAGTTACTGATTTCGATGTAACATCTACATTATATAATTGTTGTAAAGCCTCTAAAGTACAAGTTTTGGTAGATAAGTCATCATTAGCATCAGTTAATACAAAATAGTCTGATAATACAGGATTAATATTTGGATATATGCTAGTGTTACTTATTCTTGCCATTACTTTTCTTCTTTTACTTCTGCTACATTATTATCTGCAACTTCTTTAATGTCTCCAGTAGCAAGATCGATTGCAACATCTTTCCCATACTTTTCCATCAAACTTTTTTCATCAACTTTAAATGCACTTCGCAAATCTCCCATTTGCTGTAAAAGTTGTTGTTGTTGTAATAATGAATCAGCGAGTGCTAATTTAGTTTTTGTGAACTCTTGGTTCATGTCCTGTAGTCTTTTCAGTTCTTCAGGAGTAATTTTGTTTTCTGCCATTTTATTTAATTTAATTTAAGTTTAAAAAACAAATATAGTAAAATAATATTATTCTTCGCTTACCTCTTCCTCTTCCTCTTCAACTGGTGGAGGGGTTGGCTTTTGCCATGTAAAATATAATTCTTCATTTACTGGATGAATTTGAGAATCTATGTTTTTATCTAAAGATTGTTGCATTGCAGAAACATCTAATACATCTTCTAACCATCCAATAACCACATCTTCAAATGCTTCTGTATTTTCATAAGGAACAAAAGGTTCGCCTTTTTTCCATTCAAATGTTTGAGCCCCTATTGACTCAGCGGCATAATTAACACCTGTAGTTGGGTCCTTTTTATCGGAAGTAGCATTATATCTCCAATGTACAGTATAAATAACATTATTTTCTCCTTCATACTCTATGTGAGCATCCATTTGAGAAATAGTCCATGTGTATGTAGTAGCCATAATATATAATTTTATACAAATATAGCTAAATTAATTTTATGGTGGTGGACATACAGCAACTGACTGAACTGTACCTGTACTCCCTGTTATTCTAAATGCTTGAGCCGCTGGTTGAGGGCCACTTGGAAAGGCTGGCCACCATGTTCCTGATCCTCCATTTAAGGGGTTGGTAGTGGCATTGGTTGAATATACTTTATCACCTACTGCGGGATAAGTACCACTTCCATCATGATAATAAGTAACTGTAGATGATAATTCAATACATGCATCATCACTACTGGATGTATTACTAGGTCCACTTAAAAATGATGTTAATGTTGCTCCACTACTATATGTTTTGCCATAAAACTCAGAATAACTGTGTGGTGCATTTTGATTAACATTAGAGTATTGATATAGCTTAACTAATGAACCATTTTGTGGAGTGCTACTACTACCTGACAATGGTGCATTAGCACTAGAAGATCTTCCTGCTTCTGAGTTAATATCACTTGCCCCTAATGGTCCAGAACTTGGTAATGTCATAATTTTTATTTACTAATTATACACAANGCTATATACCTATCGTTTGTTGATTCATTTTTGTATCCATGCTTAAAATCCCAATTATTTAAATACATAATACCGTCTGAAACAGATGTAGGTGCTTGTTTTAATTTTACATCTTGAACATCATAAAATTCGGTAGATGTGCCACTATCAATTAAATTTATAATAATTACCCCTAACATATTTTCATTATCAAAATGAGGTATTAATTCAAAATTAGGTAAGTTTTTTTGTATCTCTACATAAATTTTATAAGGTTCTGTTATTTTAGTATCAATCACACTAGTATCAAAACATGCAGTCATTTCTGTTATAGCATCTTCATCGGTACAATAAAATCTACCTGTGTCTTTTTCTACATAATTTAAGTTTTCAAAGTCTAAAGCAGGTAAAGGATTTATAGATGCTTTCCATACATCTAAACCATTTATATATTGTGAATTACTTATAACTAAACTCATATTATTTATTTTCTAATTCTTTTACTCTTGCTTCTAGCTCTTGAATTGATTTTATCAATATAGGAACTAATTTACTATAATCTACAGCTTGTAATTTATCTTCATCTTTATTTCCTACAACTGCTTGTGGAACTATTTCTTGTAATTCATGAGCAACAACACCATACATTCTATTCTCACTTTCCTTCCATTTAAAATCATAGACTTGTATTTGTTCTAGCAAACTAATACCATTAAAATCTTTTAAATCTTCTTTTAATCTATAATCAGACGTATTGGCATA